ATGTTCGCATCAACTGGAACTGCAAACATACCCGTTCCAATAACACATATTATAAATAATGGCGGAGTTATTCCAGCATTACAAGCTGATTTATTAATGGCATTTTCGGATGGCCCGCAAAAAATTCCATATGGGATTCCATTTGCAACTAAGTTAGTATTAGCATTTACAAACCACCTATCAACCGTTGGTGGGTTACAAACCGAATTTGTAACAAGTGGAGTACCAATGTATCCAGTCCCAATGGGACCGATACCAGCTCCTTGGGTAGGAATGGTTTAAAATGAAATAAAACTAAACATTTTAATATTTATATATAAAGTACACAATTATGAAAGCAAAAGAATTAGCACAATTATTAGAATTAGTAGTAAGAAAGGTTGTTCGTGAAGAACTTAAACCCATTATTACTGAAGTTAGAAATGCTTCTAAGCCAATTATAAAAGAAAGAAAAGTTAAAGTAGTAGAAAAAGACCCATTAGATATTAACTTATCAGAGATACTATCAGAACAACCTGATAAACCTAAACCTACTGAAAAGAAAACTTTTATGAAGAACCCATTGTTGAATGAAATGTTAAATGAAGTTGCTGAAAGTGGTGAGTGGAGAAATATGGAAAGTACATTTGATTCAAATCAAGCACAAGGGTTTATGCATGGTGGTTCTCAATCTACAATACCAACTACTGATATAGATGGTAGACCGGTTGATACTAATAATGAACAAGTTGCTGCAGTAGCAGGAGCTATGACAAAAGATTATTCTCAATTGATGAAAGCGATTGATAAGAAAAAAGGAAAGTAACCAATGGCTAAAGAGAGAAAAGTATATCAGTATAATCCAATTGATTTGGATAAGGATATCGCAGTTGGTATTACATTACCATTTGGAAAACCCAATGGGTTATTTTCTCAAAGTTATACTACTGAAGAGCAGGCGGTATCTAATTTGAAGAATCTATTATTGACTAGAAAAGGTGAAAGACCATTTCAACCTGAATTTGGTTCTGATGTTTATTCATTACTTTTTGAAAATATGAGTGAATCGTTGGATGAAGAATTAAAAGAAACGTTATCAAAAGATATTAAATTCTGGTTACCTTATATAGTTATTGACAATATAAATATTGAGATTGAACACGATAGAAACTATTTACGAATAGAATTAAGATTCAAAGTAACTGAGCAAGGGGCTAATACCCAAATAGTATTGTTCATAGATGCCGATGGGGCAGTAATAGAATAGGAAATTAAATGGCAAAGAAAGCAAAAAACGACTTAGTACAAAAAGATGTATCGTTAATCGGTAGAGATTTTGGCGAGTTTAGAAAAAACTTAGTTGAGTTTTCTAAAAACTACTTCCCAAATACCTACAATGATTTTAACGAATCATCTCCTGGTATGATGTTTATGGAAATGGCATCGTATGTAGGTGATGTGTTATCATTTTATACAGATACACAATTAAGAGAATCTCTTTTAACAACAGCAGAAGAAAACGCAAACTTATTTAACATAGTTAATTCGTTTGGATATAAACCAAAGAACATAATCCCAGCATCAGTAACAATGGAAGTTTTTCAACTTGTACCTGCGATTGGTTCTGGTGATAATGTAAAGCCGGATTATGATTACGCTATGACTCTCAAAGAAGGTATGGTTGTAGGTTCTACTGATTTTACAGATGTTGAGTTTACAACAGTTAATCAAGTTGATTTCGCATTCTCATCTTCATTTGAACCAACCGAAGTATCTGTATATCAAATTGATGAAAATACAAACGAACCTGTTTACTATCTTTTGAAAAAAACCGTAAGAGCTACGAGTGGTAAAGAGAAAACAGCAACTTATGATTTTGATTCACCAAAAATTTATGATAAGATTAAATTAGAAGAAGAAAATCTAATTAGAATAAAATCTATAAAAGATTCCGATGGGGATGTATGGACTAGAGTACCATACTTAGCACAAGATACTGTATTTGAGCAAATTGATAATAACGAAGATAACTCAACTGACCTTCACTTGTATAGTGGTGATACACCATATCTATTAGAACTAAATAGAGTTCCAAAAAGATATACAACTAATTTTGAAGATGATGGGGTTATGGCTATTCAATTTGGAGCTGGTATATCTTCAAACGCTGATGAAGAAATTATTCCAAATCCTGATAATGTGGGTTCAGCCATTTATGCCACATCTCAAAATTTAGATTCATCTTTAGACCCATCTAATTTCTTATACACAAAAACATATGGTGTTGCGCCATCTAATACAACACTTACAGTTAAGTATACTGTTGGTAATGGTATAGTTGATAACGTTCCTGCAAAAGATTTAACTAATGTATTAGCAAGTACAACTGAATTTGCAAACGAAATAAATCTTAGTAAAGCGGTGGTATCTTTTATAAGACAATCATTAGCATGTACAAATCCTCAACCAGCCGTTGGTGGTAAAACCACAGAAACACAAGATGAGATTAGACAGAATGCTATGGCATTCTTCGCAGCTCAAAACAGAACTGTAACTAGAGAAGATTATGTAATGAGGTGTTATGCACTTCCACCACAATTTGGTTCGGTAGCAAAAGCATATTTAGTTCAAGACTATCAATTAGAAAATAAAAAATCCGATGGACAGTTTATTAGTACTGAAATCCCAAACCCATTAGCATTGAATCTATACACATTGGGTTACGATAATCAGAAAAATCTAACACAATTAAACTCAGCTACCAAATATAATTTAAAGAATTATATATCATATCATAGAATGTTAACTGATGCAGTTAATATTAAAGATGCACATATTATTAATATAGGTATAAATTTTGAAATTATAGTTTTACCTGAATTCAACTCCAATGAAGTTTTATTAAGAGCTATAGCTAGATTAAAAGATTATTTTAATATTGATAATTGGAGAGTTGGTGAACCTATAAATCTTTCTAAGATATATGTTGAAATAGATAAAGTAGATGGAGTTCAAACTGTTGTAAGGCCTGATAAGCAGGGTATAGGTGGATTACAAATTACTAATAAATTTAATGGAAACTATTCACCAAACAAATATAGTATCATAAACGCAACTAAGGGTGGAGTTATCTTCCCAGCTAAAGATGCTAGTATATTTGAAGTGAAATTCCCTAATCAAGATATTAGAGGACAGGTTATAACACAATCGTTCTAAAGAGGAAACACTATGATTTACAGAATATACGGACAAAAAGATTCTACCATTTATGAAAATTCAACTCGTAAAGCACAAAATACTGGACTTGATGAGATATTAGAAGTTTCTAAAATCTTCTCTGAAGATGGAAATACCTTTATAGGTAATAGTAGAATACTTACAAAATTTGATTTGTTAGAAATATCACAATCAATACAATCGGGCGAAATAAGTAATTCTCCAAAATACAAATTAAACTTAACCTCAACTCAAGCTTCTGAAGTATTAAGTGAATATACATTAGAAGTATATCCAGTATCACAAAGTTGGAATGAGGGTAATGGTCAGTATATGGATAACCCACTAAACACAAATGGTAATAGTTGGGAACGTAGAAGTGTAAACTCACCATGGGCAACCGATAAAGCAAGTGTATTCAACGGAACTTCAGTAAAAAAAGTTCCAACTGAAGGTGTTGTATTATATGAGGGGTTTACTAACGGAACAGGTTCAGCATTCCTAACAGAATCTATAAATGATTTTAATGGAACAACCCCAACTGCATTTATAGAAAATAATCAATTAGTTATATCAGCATCTAATTTCGCAGGAACTACATTAGTATTCCCAGCTTATTTACAAAATAGTATTAATTATGGAGTACAATTTCAAATAGACCCTGCATCATTTGATGATGTATCGTTTAGAATAAAAGACCCTAATGGGGTTCTTAAAACTGAAGGTGATTATGCTGGTATGGTAGGTGCTATAACTGCATCATCAACCCAATCATTCGACTTAACAGCAACTGCGACAGGTGAGCATGAATTAAGATTTACGTTCTTTGATGGGAGTGGTGATGGTACATCAACCACTGGTTCATTTGATGAAATATATATTTATCAAAAATCAGGTGATTTGATTGCATGGGAAACTTTCACACAAAACGAAGGAAGCTTTAATTTAAGAAATGTTGTTTTAGATGCAGTAGATGGTTCATCAAATGTTAGAATGTTTCAATCTGAATCTAAATTAAATTTATACTCTCATAAGGCTGGTGGTGATGCTCAGTATTCAAAAAACTTACAAAAAGGGTTAAACTATCAAATATCATCTTCACTAACACCCGGTGATTATGGAGATATTGGATTTACAATTTATGATAGTGATGGGCTACCAATGAGAACTGGAGTTACAAATTTAACCTCATCATTCACAGTACCAACTACACAATCAATAGCATTCACCCCATCTAAATCTGGTGATTACATATTTGCGTATTCATACTATAATACATCATCAAATGCACAATCTGCATCAATAGATGATTTTAAAATAACATATTCAGGTTCCTTAGATTCCCCATCAACAAGTGAAGCTGGGTACTTTAAGAACGTAGGTGGTGGTACTTGGTACACATCATCCATAAACAATACTTCGTATTCACAGACATTTAATAGATTAACTAATGATTTAAACATTGAGGTAACTGATTATGTTAATGATATGATGAATGGTTCTAGACCTAATGATGGATTCATTATTAAAAGAAAGCCAACTGAAGAAAGTGGTTCTATTAAATATGGTTCATCTAAGTTCTTTTCAAATAACACTCATACTATATATGTTCCTACATTAGAAGTTAGATGGGATGATACGGTATTTGCAACAGGTTCTTTATTACCATTAACCGCAGATAATATAACTCTATATCCAAAAGATTTAAACTCTGAATATAAAGAATTATCAAAAGCTAAAATACGTCTTGTTGGAAGAGAAACATATCCTCAAAGAAGTTTTACAGATTCTAATCCATACACTACTATTAAATATTTACCACAAACTACTTATTACCAGGTTAGAGATGCAGAAACAAATTTAGTACTAATTCCATTTGATACAAATTATACAAAAGTAAGTTGTGATTCTGTTGGAAACTTTTTTAACTTTTGGTTTAACACATTACAACCTGAAAGATACTATCAATTTGAATTCCGAGTTGATAGAGCTGATAAGAAGCAATATTTTGATGGGTATGTATTTAAAGTAGTAAGATAATGGCACAAGAAACTAACATAACAACCGAAAACGAATTCGAATATCGTGATATAAAAAGAAACACGTCTAATCAGATTATATCTTATACTCTTCCTGAAGAAACACAAAAACAATATGGTGTAAATAAAGTTAAAGGTGTAACTATAAAATATGAAGTTGATGGGTTTAATAGGACAGTCGGTGGATTATCAAATGACCTTAAAAACGAATTACCTGATTTATCCATACAAATTGTTGAACAAAAGTTTATTAATGAATCTAACATTTATGTTAATGGTGTATCTATTGATGGTGAAGGTGATGAAGTTGAAGAATTTGTAGATGTATATAGTGGTAGATACGAACTAACCCCAGGCGCTCCATCTTTTAGAACTAGATATGGTTGGCATGATAACTCTCACTATAGTGGTATAAGTTATTACAATGGTGATGTAAGAGCAGATACAGATGATTACATCAGATTCGCAGGATTCAAAGAAATTTATTGGGATAATGTGGTATATGGACCACCACTTAGTGAAGGTGGGTATAGAATAACCCAACCTCTTATAGATACTGGTAGAGATTTACAAATCAATACAACTGTTGGTATGCAGCAAGGTAATGATGGCGACTACACAGAGATTAATCAATATGTAAGAATCAATAGAAAAAGAATTCCAGACAACCCTTCAACTGAATTAAAAAGAGTAGGTGGGTTACAAAGTTCAGCAAATAGCCAATGGAAATACCCAATGTTTAATTTAAGTTATGTATTAAAAAACTCTGATATGAGAGTAAATGATTTAATTGAGATTCAAACTCAAGTAGGTTCAAGAAACCCACGTAACTTTATATTTGGTGATAAATCTGTATTTGAAGTAGTATTATTAGAACCAACACAAACATCAGTACCTTGGGCAAGTGGAACAACAACTTCAATTGGTGTGAAGGGTAATAGCCTTCCTACTACAGAAGCAGTAAGTGCACCTCAAGGAAGAACTTCGAGTTAAGGAAAAATATGGCAATAAATAGATTTCAAAATCCTGATATATTAGTTACTTCAAAAGTACCTGTTGAAAATGTAAAAACATTTTCGTTATCTGATGCTTCAAACCTAAGAAGTTCAAATCATCAAATAGAAATAAATGAGCTCTCTTATGGTGGTTGTGTTTTAGAATCACACATATACTCTGCAGATTTATTAATAAGTTCACAACAACAATCAACCTTAGAGTATCAAATAAATGATACCGACCCGGATACAAAATTAGATTTATTACTTACGCCAGAACGTGATGTTAGACTTGGCGTTCAAGATGCTGGGTATTATAGTATTGTTTATAAATTTGTTCAACCACTAACACAACATTTAAGAATCAGTAATATATCAGCTGATAGAACTGAAGTAGAGTTAGAATATGATTCAACTCAAACCAATATAGGATTATCACAATTATTTAATAAAATACAATATGCTTCTGATAGTAATCAACTTAATTTAGGTTTAAATTTTGAGAACAATAACATATGTACTATTACAGATGTAAGTTTTTATAATAATGAAAGAGTTGGTGAGAAGGTAAAGATAATGCCACCACCAATGATACTTCCTACAAGCATCTCGCCTTTGCCTTCGACGTGGAATGGGACTGCAGAGAGAACATTCTTTGCACCATCGGAAGAAGGTAAGGATGGTAATTATTGGGTTGAGTTCTTTTATTCAAGAAAACCAAACGCATATGGGAATCAGGTATATCAAAATACTGGTAGGGTAGCAAAGTGGACTCCGGTACTAAATAGTTCAGGTAGTTTAGTGTGGCAACAGGAATTAGATTCTGGTGGAGTTCCAATATTTTATAAACAAAATGCATCAACTGATGATCGTGAGTATGAAATCAGAGCTGGGGAGTATTATAATAAACCACCTCGTTCACCTTACACAAGACGATTATCTAGTATATACAAATATAGTAAAATTAGATATTATGACCCTTCTTATGATTCTAGTAAACTTAAAACTGTTTGTATTAAATTGTATAAACCACTTCCAGATGGATTGCAAGCAGGAAAATGTACTATAGATGAAATAAAAAGAGATTCATATATTGAAAGAGTATTAGTATATGATTTAGATAAAACCACAGAGCAAGACCAATTCTCTCCACCAAACTTTAAGATTGATATGGGTAACTATGGAAAATCTCAAGGTACTGATTTAAAAAGTTGGAATGATTTATTAGATACCAACCTTTCAACATCACAACAAATTATAGATAAATATATTAGTGGTTCATTTGGTGGAACACCTTTGAACTTAGATTATACTCATTTCAAATCGTTTGTTAAATATTCATCAGCAGTAGAACGGGTAAATAACTTTCAATATAAATTAACTCTTAT